GACCTGCGCAAGATCAACAAGTGCCTGATGCACTACTTCGGCAAGCCCTACATGACGTACATCGCAGGCCGCAAGGTGCCGCGGGCGTACCGGGTGCGGGCCGGCTACCTGATCCGGCGGCACCGCCCGCTCACCCTCACCCTGTGGGCCGAGTACAACGAGGGGGTGCTGAACCCGTGAGCAGGATCAAGGTGCTCGAGGACGGCACCAGGGTGTACTCCAACGGCACCCGGTACAAGCCGGTGGCCGATGAGGACAGGATCAACAAGAAGCACAAGCCGCCCGTGGAGGGTGCCTTCAGGGTGGGTGGCGTCTGGTACCTGCCCCTGCCCCTGCTGCCCGATGAGGCCCGCTCCCTGCCCACGACGTGGCCCTACCGGAAGCGCGCCCCTAGGCGCTAGTCAGCGAAGTGCACCGGGTCACGGGCGATACCCGCGTTGGCCCAGAACAGCGCCTCCTCGATCTTGGTGAGGGACAGTGCCTGCTCACGTCCAGGGGGAACGTACTCCAGCACTTGCTCTGCCCACATGAGGGCAGTGCCCCGCATGGCAGCGATCCTCTCGATGGCGTCCTCGTCGGGTCGGTGGTACTTGATCCGGTTCTCGATGTCGGCGAGTTGCTGGTGCTTGTCCATTGTTCTCCTTCTAGATGTTGAGGGCGGCGTCCTCCACCAGCGCCTCATCGTGCAAGGCCCCGCCCTCCAGGCGCTGGAACAGCTGCTGGATGGAGCGCAGGTCCTGAGACATGATGGCCTGCAGGATCAGCGTGGCGGCCGTCTTGTCCAGGAGGTCCTGACTCTCCATGTACACGGTCTGCACCGTGCCGAACCTCTGATGCCACAGCCAGCGGAGCCTGGTGTCGAGCGATGTCCGATGTGCGATCGGGACGTTGGACTTCCACCTGCGAGCAGGCAGTTCATGGATGACGATGATCTCTGCATTCATGCCTCCAGCTCCCCTGTCAGATCGGCGAAGGTCACATAGGTGTTCTTCTTGACAGCGGGGTGGGAGCCGGAGTGCCGACGCCCCACCATCCTGTCGAAGATCATGGTGCGCGCCACGTTGGCCCGGCTCTGCGCTCCGCGCTTGCCGGACATGGGCGAGTTGGCGATGTCGAACAGGGTGCGGCACACCAGCTCGTGCACCGGGAGGACGAGCACCTCGTCGGTGCCCATCTCGGGGTTGTCGGCCACGTACTGCAGGGCCTGCCTGATCGATACCTGCTTCATGCCCACACCTCCGTCCAGTCCTGCTCGTAGTCGATGGACTTGGAGCTCCTGCCCGACTCGTCGAAAAATTCTCCGCTGAAGAAGTCGAGCTCCTTCACAGCCTGCACCGCGTAGCGCAGGGCGTCCATCATGTGGCTGTGCTTGTCGTGCAGGGGCTGCTGCGTCCACATCTGGAGCTTGGAGTTGAACTCGTACTTGTAGTTCTCCATGCACTCCAGCAGCCACTGGCAGTTGCCCTTGTGGACGATGGCGTTGTAGAGCTGCATCCTGGTTTGCTGGATGTCGGTGACGATCGAGTAGTCACCTGACCGTGCACCGGGGATCTTCCACACCTTGCCCGACTTGGCCAGCACGGCCACGTTGGGGAACCGCTGCCGCATCATGTCGGCAGGGGTGGTGTTGATGGCCCGCTCGTGATGCTCCCCGTCCCAGGGCAGGATGATCGTGGCCAGCTTGTTGAACCACGGCTTCACCTGGAGGTCGTCTACATATTCGGGAAGTGCACGACCGTGCCCTTCCCCGCAGTCGTAGAGGAAGAGCTTGTTGTTGATCCACTGGAACGCGAGCCACGAGGTTGCGTCCGACTGGATTCCAGACGCACCGATATCGAAAGCCACGTACACCGGATGTCCAGGGTCCAGGTTGAATTCATGGATGCGCCCATCTTTCTCCATCGTCATGTACGCCTCGCCGTAGACAGCGGCGGCGTCCATCTCCTCGAATGAGCAGTAGTACTCCTGCTCGAACATGCGGTCGTTGCCGAAGCGCTTGAGGTAGGTGTCCCTGATCCGCTCGAGGTCGGCCTCGGTGAGGACAGGGTCCAGCCCCTCCCGCTTCATGATGGTGTTCAGGTCGTCGATGTCCCTGATGATGGTCTGGCACTCGGCGTTGCCCTTCATGGACTCCATCAGCTGCCACAAGGGGTTGCGCCTCTTGCCTCGTGGAGTGCTCACCACCATCAGGCGCTTGCCCTCTGCCCTGTTCTCCAGGATGGGTGTCAGCCGTGGGATCGGATCCTCACGGGTGAACAGCGCCAGCTCGGTGATGGTGTAGTCCTGGTAGGACGTGCCGACGCCGCTCTTGTCCTGGCCGGACTGGAAGTAGCCCTGCAGCTTCAGCCGGCTGTGGTTGTTGAACCTGCCCTCCATCCTGGTGTCCTTCCAGGTGGCGTGGTCGGCAGGGACGTTGTCCTTCAGCGCACGGATGTACTCCCCGGTGAGGGGGTCAATGTATGTCTTGTCCCACAGGATGTCCCTGACCATAGGATTCGACAGGCTAATGTATACGCCCGTCGTCTTCGGGACCCGCAGCCTGGCATCGCACTGCTCCATCGAGGCGGCCACATCCTTGCCGGTCTGCCTCGGGAGCACTGCGATGCCGTACCTGTGGGAGCGCCACATCTTGTGCAGCTCCTGCTGGTACGGCCGCGGCTTGTAGTAGACGGGGAATGTGGGCATGGCGTCCTGGGCTACTTACCTACCCGGCCCGGCTCGCGCCCTCCCCAGGGTGACGTGTTCCTGCCGGGTCCGGGCTCGCGCCCTCCCCAGGGTGACGTGTTCCTGCCGGGTCCGGGCTCGCGCCCTCCCCAGGGTGACGTGTTCCGAGCAGGGGCTGGTCTGTTCTGTCCTCCGCCGGAGCTGGCATAGGCACCGCCACCGCCCTGACCGCGGGACATCTCTGCCGCGCGCTGCGCTGCAAGGACCGCTGCCGAGGGCGGGCCGGGTCGGTACTGTCCTCCACCGGAGCTGGCGAAGGCGCCGCCTCCAGCCTGAGGACGGGACATCTCTGCCTGGCGCTGCGCGGCAAGGGTCGCTGGCGAAGTGGCGGGCGGCCGGTTCTGTCCCCCGCCCGAGCTGGCGAAGGCGCCCTGTCCATACTCCGGAGGACGGTAGCCGCTCATGCTGCCGCCGGGATCGGTGGGATGCCCGCCGCTCGGCAGGGTGCTAGGCGGAGTCTTCTCCTGTTCAAGATCTGTTGGAGGCTTGGTGTTAGCCGGGGGCTTGGTGTCGGTGGTCGGAGGCTTCTGCCCATTCGTGATGGCCTGGGTAGGACTAGGTGCTCCACCGAGGTCGAGCACCAGCCCGGCATGGATGAGGTCCGCGGGTCCCGGGGTGCCCTTGCTGCCCTTGGGCACCTTCAGCTTCCCGAGGTTGACAGCGATGATGCGGAGCATCTCGTCAGCAATCTCCTGGTTGGAGGGCGGCGCTGCGCTCTTCCCGTCTCGGAGACCGAGCGATCGGTCGGCGATGTTCCAGATGCTGTCCCCGGCTTCAACCGTGTAGAGGGCCATGTCACACCTTCTCAGCCTGCTTGATGACCTTGACGGTCTTGGCGTCTTCCCTGAGCTCCGCAGCTGTGAACTTGTACTTCTTCACGTTGCTGGGGTTGCCCTCGTTCATGACGTACACCGAGTAGGACCACGCGCCTGGCGCGGCAGGAACGGTGACCGTCAGGGTGGTTGCTGTCCATGCGGACGGCGTGTACTCCACCCCGTTCCACCAGACCTTGGACACGGCGGAGAACCCGGTCCCAGTGATCACCACGGAGAACGGGGTCGACGCTGCATCCATCACCTTGGTGGCGGGGTTGAAGCTGGCGATGTCCGGGGTCACCTGGAGCGCAGTGCCGTTGGCGCGGTTGGCGTACTGCGAGTACGAGGACTGCGTGCTCTGGCGGTACTCCACCCGGGCATCGCCGACCTCGTCCTTCACCCGGTTGAAGGTCTCGATCGGGGTCTTGATGAGGCCGACGGGTGGCGGGTAGTAGGTGGCTGCGTCGTGTGGCATGGCCTACTTCTTCGACTTCTCGTCAGCTGCTTCTGCGATCTTCCGAGCTGCCTCGCTGTGCTTGTCGACCAGCTCGCTGAGCTTCTCGTAGGGAGCGGCATCTTCCTTGCGCCGCTTCTCAACCTCGGCCTGGCCCTCGGAGTAGGCCTTGGACCGGGCCTCGTACTCCTGCTCGGCCTTGCTCTTGTCGACCATGGCGATCTCCTATCTCAGATCTTCAGGTGTGGCAAGCCTATCGTGCCGAACAATGTTGAGAAGTCTTCTGCTTCTCCAGATGTGGGCGCTTTTGACGAGATGCCCCTCTGGGGGCCTGAGGGCTTCTGGGCCTTGGGAGCCGCCGCTGCCGGGGGCGCCGCCTTGGGAGCCGACTTGCGCAACTGGTCGATGATCGGCTGCACCGGGATGCTGTAGCCGTGCAGCTTCCCCTCGATGCGCACCTCGTAGGGCTGCATCATGGTGGCGAAGTCGTCGGCCAGCTTCTTGTTGAAGCCCTTGGTCCCTGGGATCAGGTCGTGGTTGTTCTTGAACAGGTCCACCGAGGAGTGGATGGTCTCCATGAACCCGACCGCGTCCTGCATCCAGGTCCCGGCCCTGCTGTCGATCTCCTGGACCAGGATCTCCTTGATGGCGTCCTGCCACTCGCGCGCATCGTTGGTGTCCTTCAGGGTCTCCATGCCCTCACCACCGGGGGACGGCACCTGCTTGCCGACCAGCATGCGGGGATGAATCTCGAGCGCCTCGAAGTACTTGGCGTGCTCGGTGCGCGCATCCTCGTACGCGGCCGATCGGTAGCCGTTGACGAGGTTCTCCTCGATGGCGGTGCTCAGGTTCCCGAGTTCAGGGAGGACAGCGGCCGGCTCGGCAGTCCAAGTTGCTGGCGCACCGAGGGCTGAAGGCTGTTGAGGATCTCCCCCAGCAGCTCCATCTGCTGGTCGTGCCTGAAGTCCACCTTGTTCCTCAGGTCCTCCACCTGATCCAGCATCAGCCTGTCCTGCCTCTGCATCGCCAGTGCTATCGGCTCCAGTGCTTCCAGCAGCAGGCTGCGCAGGCACTGCATCAACCACTCCTCCTGCAGTTTCTGCAGGCGCAGCCACTCCAGCCTCTGGCGTTCCTTCGCCCTCCGGCGCCAGTGCATCCATAAGAGAATCGAACGCCACGTCTCCCTGAGTCCGGAACTCCACGCTCTCCTGCTCATCGGGCATCCTCCACCTCCTGACGGGTCTCCTCGAGGATGTTCACGAGGAGCCCCTTGTGCTCGTCTGTGAACTCGAACTTGATCTGGTCGAGGAGGCCGAGGATGCCCTGCTCGCCGAAGAACATCTTGTGCACCTCTGCCAGGGCGGCGATGTCGATCGCTGCCGACTGGGAGTCGGTGCTCCAGAACATCTCCCAGAGGAGGAACTGCTTCTGCCACGAGATCAGGATGTTGAGGTAGTGGAAGGCGTTGGACTCGCAGTCCTCCTCCGCAGTGGTGAGGTTCAGGCACTCGTCATCTGTGGCGATCTCCTCATCGAGGATGGCAGCGAGGTCCTGCACCATCGAGAAGTAGACATCCTTGAAGAGGTTCATGTCCTTGAACCTGATCTCCTGGTAGCCGGAGACGATCCTGTTGGCCCACTGCGGGGTGACCCGGTTCTCCCGCTCCCGGGCAGCAGGTGCAAGCACACCGCGCCAGATCTCAAGGATTGTGTGGTACGGGGCGGCTGCCGCCTCTTCGACCACGTTGTCAACAGTCACCTCGGTGATCATGCTTTTCCTCTCAGGATCATTTCCCGGTACATGGCGTCGATGGTCTGGACCACAGACCTGACGTCGTAGCACATGTCGTTCTCGATGTAGATGCGCTTGCAGGACCGCGGCACCAGGTCCGCTCCGCCGAAGTAGTCCTCCACCTCGTGCAGTGCGAAGCCCGTCCTGTCGTTGTAGATGTGGATCTTGAACGGGAAGCGCGGATCCTTGTAGATCCCCACCTGATAGGAGGGGAGGGTGACCTTCACCTCGGCTGAGCGTCCGACGCGGTTGCCCGAGACCTCGAAGGTCTCCACGTACTCGCCGCTCTTGATGGTCTCCGTCTTGACCCCCGGGTCCAGGTAGGTCAGAACGCGGCGGCCCCTGGGTTTCGGGTAGGCGGGCTTGCGCACCTCCTCCTGGTACCACTCCAGGCCCTGATCATCGACCCTGATGACCTCCACCGGGGCATTCAGGCGCTGTCCAGGCAGCTCGTCAGGGTCCGGGACGTTGGACCTGGGGGCCGACGAAACAACGGGAGAGGGCTGCTGTTGGGGCTCAGGGATGGGCGCCTGCTTCGGACGCACCTGGGCCTGGTACGCCTCCCTCTCGGTGCGCACCTGGGCCAGCACCTCGTCGGGCAGGAGGCCCCTCTCCTGGGCCAGGGTGCGCAGGGCGTCCTCGCTGTAGGAGGAGTAGCGCTGCTCAGGCTCCCACCCGTGCGCCTTGAGCGCTTTGTAGAGCATCGATCGGTCCTGCTGGCCCATGCAGCCCTCCTAGGTGCGTATGCGCTTCTCTGGGGCACACAGTAGCACTGGAAGGGTGCGCCAGGGTGGGCATACACCGGGGTTGGGCTGTAGTCGCGTAGACACGTAGTCAGCCTGTTTCTCTTCTTCCTTTATTTTCTAAAAAAGTAGAGTAAGAGGCTGAGCGGTCTACGTG